CAACGTCGCTGGAGCCGCATTGACTGTATAAGCTGTGGCCGATGTCAGACTAGATGCATACGAAGTCCCGCTGATAGTTACTGTCTCTACCAACTTGAAAATGTCATTGACCAGATAGTTTGCATCGACGTTGAATGATGGCGAAGCATTCGAGGCGTAAAAAACACCGTTCTTGTAGAAATCCCATCTCACATTGGCTGGAGTAGCCGAGTTTCCATTGAGTGTCCATGTTCCGGCAACGATCGGATATGTGAACCCCTTAAATATGATCCCGGCGCCTTCGCCATTGGCTCTCGTGATGGTCGGCAGTACCGTATTGACAACGGTATTCGTTCCACTGATCGTGATCGAATTCGACGCTGCTACTGCTGCCGCGGCAGGAACACTGAGGGACGATGTAGCTAGGACATCGGCGGTGATCGTGTGCCCGGCCTGTTCGGATTGTGGGGTGTACGTAGCAGTAGCTGACCTCGACCCGACAGGCACTCCATTGTCGTAGAACAGATATCCGTATGTCGAAGCGTTAGCCCAAGTACCGGTAGAACAAGTTAATTGCGTTCCCGGGTCTTGTGTACCGCTCGGGCTGATAGTCGGGGCAACTGAATTTGTCGGTCGAGTACCTGTGATGATGGCTGTCACCACACTTGTTCGGATATTCGACAAGAGCCCGTTAACGTTATCCTGCGCCTGTTGTGAACCGGAGATATAAAAGTCTAGGTCCGACGCTGCAAGCACATACGTAGTCGGCGTTGACGCCGACATCAGATAACCTGGAATCGGCGTACTGGTTCCGGCCGTCAAGTTTACACGGTTCCACTGCCTCCGGTCCGTATGTGCGCCACCAGACCCGTCAGTGACTGATCCCAATGTCCCGAAAGTCAGTGTAGAACCTACCGTTTTTGTCCCAGTTGGTACGCCTGGATCGGTGGTAACCACTGGAGCGCTGGCTTGACCTCCGATCAACGCCTCGATAGATGCGCGCCACTGTTGGAGTGTGCTCCCGTCCGAGAATAATATATTGCTCGCATCATCGGTGAACGTATGGTTTCGTCGGTCTTTCGCAGCGAGTATCTGTGCATCTACATAAGATGTATTTGCTTTCTGTGCCACCGTAGAACTTATGGTGTCACTTTTATCGCCGACCTCATCGAAGTTCGTATCCAGGTCAGCTAAATTTATCGTCCCGCTCTTCGTACCGAATTTATTTGTGAATTGCATATCACGCCGCCAGAATGCGCCAGAGTGTCGTCGCCTCGGGGGACGAACTGCCAGCAAGGTATAAATCTATCCGATGCGGGCCTACAGTCAGCGGGCCCCATGCAACACCAGTCGACGGAGCGGGTTTTGCCGATCCGCCATCGAGTCGATACGTCACCGCCGGCATGACGCCTTCACCGACCCACGACCACCTGACCACGCCGCTTTTTACCGTCGAATCGACGGGCTCATTAGAAAGCACGATCAACGGACGGCGCCATAGTACCGAGTTTGACGACGGAACAGGCACCCCGCCTTGCAATGCAGATACCGCAGCCTGCAACGCAGTAACAGCAGTGTCTAGGGCGAGAATCCGCTTCTCCGCCTGACGCAAGGTCATCGCCATAATTACGGCATCGCCGAATAGGTCAACGACGAGCAGCTCACGGTATCGCCAGCGCCGATCGTCAGGCCGCCGGTCAGATTGATATCCGAGGCAGCGGCAGCGACCTCGCAGTGAACGATCACAGTGCCACCAGCGGTTTCCAGCGTCGCAGTTGCCACTGGCGACGCATTACCTGTCGCGTTGGTATCGCTCGTGATCGCCGCCGCTGTGGCTGTCCCACCGGACGCCGCACCGAATGCCGTCGCCGCGAACGTCAGCGTCGCAGCAGCCGTACCTGGCGAGCCCGCCGAGCCGGTGAGCCGGAACTTGAGTTTTCCGGGGCCGCCCGGGTCGATCTGATCGACGATGAAATCGGCGGTAGCCGTGCGTACCGCAGTCGTGTGTGTTACTGCCATGATTTGCCCTCTGCTGGTGATGTCGACTCCGTGCCGACCAACTCGTAAACCTCGCGCTTGCCTGTACCAGCCCGGATGATCTCGATCGTCATCCGAAGCGTGGCCGGCGCGGCCTTGGCCTCATTCGGCTGTTCAATCACCGACGGCTCGGCAGTGATATTGACTGTTGCGCCATGATCCATATTCATGCCCCTTTCGCGTCTCGACCGCGCTTCACTGCTAGACGCCAATCGCCATTGCTACCGCCCGGTGATAACTCTGTATCGCGTTGAGCGATCCACAAAGAACCACCGTAGGTAACTCCGTCTCCCTTAACATAATGTGTCGCAGGTTTGTAAACGCCAGCATCGAGAACCAGACCTTCTATCTGCGTTTCACGTGAAACAGCATGCGTCCCGTTCTTGAAATCGACCACCAACGTCCGGCCGTGCACGCTCAAACTGATGTCGTCAGGCGACCAGCCGTCACGGCCCGGAGCGCCATCTTTCGGCGCGGGCAACGCTGCAATCGCCCGTTGCACGATGTCTGCGGTTCGGCGTTCGTATTCCAGCGCCATACGTGCCAGTTCAGCGTCGAGTAGCGGACGCACATCGTCGAGCGTGATGGATTTTCCATCAGCACCGCGTTCGCCATCTTTCCCTGGCGCCCCATCCTTACCGTGCCTGCCATCAGCACCGCGTTCGCCTGTAGCGCCATCTATTCCGGGACGGCCGGGTTCGCCAGAAATCCCTTGCTCACCATCCTTGCCTTGTGCTCCGTCCTATCCATCGACACCATCACGGCCCGGGGAGCCATCTATCCCGTTGTGCCCATCCTTTGGAACAGGAATGGCGTCGAGCACTGCGGATACCCGAGCGATCACATCGGCAGTAATCGCCACTGAGTCGGCGTCTTTTCCGTCCCGTCCATCGGCGCCTCGATCACCGTCTCGGCCCGGAGCCCCGTCTTTCCCATCGGACGGTTTAGGTATGACGGCTACAGCAGCGGCTACCTCGGATCGCGTCACTTGCTCAACGATCGATCGCACCTGCGCCATATCCACGTCGCGCCCGTCCTTCGGGTCCGGGATCAGCGCCCGGACTTGCGCGACGACAGCAGCGTAATCAACCGTGGCATCTTTGCCGTCTCGCCCCGGAGCCCCGTCTTTGCCGTCTCGGCCGTCCTGTGGTTTCGGCAGCGCCGAGATTTCTGCGCTCAATTTGACGCGCGCGGATTCAAACGCCTTGGTGACCTCATCCCGCGTCACGTTCTCGGCGACAGATATCAATTGCGTAATTTCTACGCTATCTCCTTTGTCGCCCTTGTCTCCCTTTTCGCCGCGCTCCGGCTTCGGCAATTCCCGAAGTGACTTCTCGACAGCATCTAGTCTCGGAACCACAGCGGCCAAAGCGTTTGCCACGTAGCCCTTGACCGAGGCAACGATTGAATCGCCAAGAATCGTCAGTTCGGCGCGCATTCCAAGCCCTTCATGATGTGCGCGATAAATTCTCGCGCCTCCTCGGCGGCAGAATCGTCAGCCGGCATATCTGTCTTAGGCGCCGCAGCAGGAGCCTTGCCGAACGGATCAGGCCCAGCGTCTCGCTTGGCAAGCGCAGCGAGCGAGTAATTCTGCTGCTGGATCATCGGCGAATCCCCTCCATCAACAGGCCCGTAATTGAGGCGCCGCCGCGCATTGTTCGGAGCAAGGATCGCTTTATCTACGCCAACTCCTAGGGTCTCCATCAGCGTTTTCTGATCCATTCTGAGTAGGTCATCCAGATCGAAATACGTCCCGAGTTGCCGACCAGCGATCGGTGCAGCCAGACCGAGCCCATCATCCAACAGCGCCTCGATGCTTTCAATCAAAGGCTGCAACGCTTTGCTGTAGTAGGCAGTCTCCAACGCCTCTACGTTGTTGACCGGCGGAACCGCGGCCGCAGCGACCATATGCGGCGGAACGTGAAACGTCGCGCATATCATTGGCGCAGTCATTTCCAACTGCTTGACGAGTTCGGCGTCGACCGAATTCATCGTCATACCCTCGTATTTCAACCCGTCGCCGAGAACGGCCACCTTGCCGATGTTGGCCGGATTGTCGACGCCGTAGTTACGCTCCCAATGTTCCTTGATCCTCTTAGCGGTTTCCTCGCTGATCTGCGCCGGAGCTGTCAAGATGCCGCTCGGCCGCGCCATGTTGGCGAACAACTTCTCGCTGTAAGTCTGTATTTTCAGTGCTTGAGTCGCGGCGAGTGCGCAGGCGTAGAGTGGAGATAACCCAACGAGCGGGTGAAACAGGCACCATGCACGATCGTGAATGATTTCGCTCGCCGGAACCGCGGGAAGGCCCATCGGTACCTGTGCCAACAGATCATCCTGGAGTTGGTAGTAAACCGCCCCATCAGGCGCCACCATAGGCGTGACCCGTTGAGAGTCGAGCACGTACAGCGCAACAACGACGTTACGCGCGTCTCGCTCCTTGAGGATGTATGCATTCCCTGCCCCGAGTTTCGACAGAATCCATGACTCGATAAATTTCTGCCGAATTTGATATCGGTTCGGCCGTCTGAGTACCGGGCTGAATGCCGGGTTCGTGGTCTCGGACCAGATACCGAGCGAATCCTGCTCGACGAGTTGCAAGCGCAGTTTCCCGATATCCCCAGCGATGAGTGTCATGCAGGCGAATACCGTCCAGTTCGCCATCACCAAATCTTGGCGTACCTCTACACCCTGCTGCCATGCCCCGGTAAAACTCTCATGAACCACGGGCCACCAGCCACCACGCGCGTCTACGCCCTGCAATGGAGGGTTCGCCTTGAGCACACGCCCAATAACAGCGATGGCGCGGGATATCGGATTCATTCAGCCACCATGTCGCGGCGCCGATAGTGCAGCTTCGGTTTTGTGCCGACCAGCTCGGCCTCTAATTGTCTGACGATGATGTCGTTCGCAGTTTCTGCGTGCACGACACCAGCGATTTCTGCTCTACCAAGAATCACGAGTACCTTGGTATCTCGTGAGTCGACCATGAATTCGTCTCCGATACATAGATTACGACCAGCGTATCGAAACGCATGGACCGCAACCATCTTTGTCTTTTGCATTACTACCTCGAAAAAGAGCCCCGAACGCGAACGCTCGGGGCAATACCTGTAGATCAGGTCGCGAGTGCACCGTAGTTGGCATCGCCGATCCACGCCACCGCAGACGTGCGGCGCTTGGCGAAGTTGATTCTGCGGACCACCTTGAATGCCGTACTCTCAGTCTGGAACATCGACATCAGCGTAGCCGACGCCGCTACAGGCGTATCGCTCGCACCCTGCGGCGCCGAGTCCTGCTCGATCGTCGCCTCACGAGACATCGACACTTGGACGCCAGTATCGCCGATGCGATATATATCCGATGGTTTCAGGAGAATAATATCGTTAAAACCGACATTATCTCCAGTAATCATCGGATCGCCCATCAGCGTGCCTCCATTCGAAGTCAGGCCCGGGAATTCGATATTCCCAAGGGCGTTGACCATGAGCGAAAGACTCTTGGCTAGGCTCGGCGTGGTGACGAACGTCAGGCCGCTCGAATTCTTCGCCGCAATGAATGGGGCGTAGAGCGAGCGGATATCCTGCCGTACCGAGTCTGCGTCGTCGCCGGCCGATGTAAGGGCGGTTACGCCATTCAGCAGACCAGCCGGGGAAACCCCTGCACTAGCTGCCGTAGCCGACAGGAACGTCGTGTCGATACGCTGTGCACTGGCTTGAGCCAATGCGTCACGCACCAGCATTTCACCAGAAGGATCGCTGTCGGCCATCCATTCGTTGGGAACTGAAGTAAGCGCGCCCACTTTCAGTGGCGTCAGGCTTACATTCATGAAATCGAATGACGTGGCTGGAATTGCCTTCGATTCTCCAACCCAGTAGCCGGTCCCCTGTCCGTCTTGGCCCTTGATCATGACGTTGGCCGGCACGCTGCGTAACGGCAGGCGGTCGAACACCGTCAACGAGTACAGGAATTCCTGGAAGTCACCGGTATAGCGAGTATCCGCCGTGACCAGTTCCGCACCCCACTCGCCGGAGCCTGATCCTGCGCCGGCAACCGCAGCTTTGATCAGCCGCACAAGCGTCGGATTGGTTTTACCCCAACGCTCCTCGGCGATGGCCACCGGGGAAACATCGAGTTGCCGGCTCATCGCCCGCGCGATGATCATCCGCGTAAAGTTTTGGCCCTTGAACTTCTCGTCCTGGTCCTGCGCCTTGACGAAAACATGCCCGCGACTAGAAGTGCCGGCGTGTTGGTTCGTGCCGTCGACCGCCTTGGCGTTCGACGAGTTTATCTGGTCGAATCGCATGCGGCGGATGTCGTCATCGAGCGCCTTAACCTCGTCGGTAAGGGAGTCGAATTCCGACGCCTCGTCGTCCGTGCTGCGGCGGTCTTCCGACGTCCACAGTTCCTTGAGTTCATTCAGGCGCGCGGCCTTTTGCGTGCGCTCTTCGCGCAGTTCAGATAGCGTTTTCATGGTATTACCTTTCGTTCGGGAATTGAAAAACCCGCCGGAGCGGGTTTGTTTCTGGGTACCCGAAACGCCGGGTGGATCTCGGCCGGTCGCGGCCGCTTTGATTGTTTGGATACTTGCATCTTGGTTCGCTGGGATCGTCACGGCCGAGAGTTCGAGCCATTCCCACTTGAGGAAATGTCGACCCCATCTTGAACCTTGGATGTCAGCGGTCTCGATGTCGTTGAATCCTATTGACAGACCGCGGACAAGACCTGACTTGATGAGCGCCCACGCCTCATCGATGAATGGTAGGACGCCGCGGGCGATCTGCGCTTTGATGCTGATCCCGGCATCGGTAACCTTGGCCGCGATGACGTGACCGATAGGCTGTTTAGAGTCGTGCTGCCATAGAAGCGGAATCGGCAATTTGAACTGCGCGCCCTTCGGATCGACGATATCTCCCATGCGATCAGTCGATGGCGTACTAGCGATTCCTTCGATGATTCCGGCGTCATCGAACGACTTAACCTCGAATGTAGAATATGCTCTAAGCATTGCGATTCCTATGCAAAGAAAACCTGATACTCTTTAGGCGCCTCGGGCGCGGTCGGCATAACTCCGATTGCCATTGCGAGTGCAACGAGACCGTCTATTCTCCCGGTCTCGCGCTTCTTGACGAATTTGCGGTTCTCGGCCGGATCGGTCAGCACCGTAGCGTTGTGGTTGCACATATTCAGTACCGGATGATTGCCATGCCTGAGTTTCCGTGCGAGCAGTAGAGATTCGAGTTCTCTGAGGGCCGGTGACATCGATTGAAATCCCTGTCCGAACTCGACGAACTTCGCCAACTCGGTTTCTGTAAATCCGGCACGTTCGAGCCACGGCCTTAGGTGCCGCATATTCCATCTATCAAAACCTATCGCCTGCACATCGCAGCGATCGAACACACCGCGGAGGTGTTCAGCGACGAATTCGTATTCAATCGACGAACCCGGAGACGTGATTAAGTGCCCACTACGTGCCCAATCGTCATACGGCACCCGATCGCGGCGCGCTTTCTCTGCCAGCCCTTCTCCGGGTAGCCAGAATGTAGGCCACACGTCCCACGCATCGCCGAACTTCGCTATTAGCACCAACGCCGTCAAATCGCTCGTGCTCGATAAATCGAGGCCAGCGTAAACCTTCGCGCCGCGCAATTCCCCGAGTGGCTGGGCTCCGTTCTCTGACCACACCGACCGGGGGCAGAATGGATTCCTCGCCTCGACCCGCTGATTCAAAATCAAGTTTCGATACGATGATTCGCGGCTCGGCATGCGCTTGGCGTCGTTTGCCTGTCGCAACACTTCTTCCCGATTCATGAAATCGTCATAGTGCGGATTCGCAAGACGGATCGTCTCCTCGGCGAACGGATCGGCGTCGATCGGCGCACTGTAAATCTCGACCTTGACCCGAGGATCAACGCCGCTGAGCGCATCGTCGATCAGCACCGACAGCAGATCGGCATCGGTCGGCGCCTGAGTCGAGATGATTACCGACAGCGGGTTTTGCTGCGCTGCACTGGCGGTTTCCATCGCCTCATAGAGCACCGACCGCGGCCCCTTGACTTGGCCTAACTCGTCGTGGACGACGAACACCGGGCTGACACCGAACGCTGTCGACGCCTCAGCCGATAGCGCCGTGTACGTCGTTCCTAGTTCACGACAGATCAATTGCTTTAGCGTGTCTCTGACCGTGACGAACGCCGCGATGTCAGGTGACTTGCGCACCATCTTCGCAGCCAGCGCGAACAAGATCGCGGCTTGGTCCCGAGATGTTGCTACCGAGAACAGGTGCCCATTGGCTACGTGTTCAGGTCCGCACAGGTGGAGGAGAAGTAGGAATGCCGAAAAAGCCGTTTTCCCGCCTTTGCGCCCCATCGACAGGATGAACGTCCGTGTCGGCGTATCGTAGATACGCTTGAGCCACGCACGCTGCGGATCAGTCAACTTGACAGGCCGCCCGACGTGCAGACCCTCGGGTATGTAACAGTGCTTTTCGATCCACTCGGCGTTACGTTCACCGCGAGTTTCAGAAAGTTTTTTCACTCGCACCGAAAATAATCCTTGACTATCCGCGCATCATGCGCTATATTTAATACTCACAAGGAGATCAAATGACCAACAGCCAACGAATCGCCAGCCTGAATCCCGGGCAATCAGTCCGCATCAGCGGTGACGCAAAGTGTTGGGTAACGGTAGATCTCAGCTGCAACGGCAAGACCCTGCGCTACGTGCGCAACACAGCAAGCGGATTCCAAGTGTTTCGCACGGTGACGATTGCGCTTTGAGACGCCATGAGTGGCCGACAATCCCAAGCCGTAACCCTCGCCGTGCGCCTCGTGCTGCACGGCTCCACTGTGACGGCAGCAGCCAAGCGCCACGATGTCGCAGTCTCTAGTGTCCGCCGGGCGCTGCGCTTGGCGGGCATCGGGCCGCTACCTCATGGACGACCGAAAAGGGAAATCTGAAATGGACAAGCTGCCAGCGACCGCCGTGCAATCACAAGTCATGCGGACAACGGCCAAGCGCCGGGTATTTCGCCGGAGTGGCACAGATAACGCCGCCGCGCTGATCGGGCATATCACCGCAGGCGACGAAATCTGCGGCATCACGAACGGACAGTTCAGTCTCGTTGACATGATCGAACACGTGCTGAACGAGTGCGGCCCGAGTGACGTTTGCATCGCAACCTGGACAATGGGCATCTACGACACCGAGCGCTCGTTCGAGTTCATTCGCAACAAACTCATCCGCTCGATCCGGTTCGTTCTCGACCCGTCGATGTTCTCGCGCCGGCCAGAGATTGCGTCAATCCTAGTTAAAGGCTTCGGCGTCGATGCGTTCCGGGCAGTGAACAGTCATGCCAAGTTCGCCACGATCCGCGGCGACACACTTGCCGTGTGCATCCGAAGCTCAATGAATCTGAACCCGAATAACCGTATCGAGTCGTTCGATATCTCGGTGTGCGAGCAGACCACAGCGTTTTTCGAGTCGCTGGTCAACGATATATGGGCAAAGATCGATACCGAGAATCGTTCTCAATCGCGCGGCTTGTTCGACGAACTCGTGAGCGTTCAGCCAAGCGGCAAGCGCCCAAACCCGTTTCGGGCGATCGCGGGCGCAGCCTAAACCTCCCACGGCCGTTTAGCGGCGCTCGGTTTGCGCTTGCTCTTGTCATACGTGGTCTGCTGCGTCAGCCTCATCCGAGTAGCGAGCGCTGACATCGCGCGTCCCTCGCGTTCCTGCATCTTGAGCAGTTGATCGTACTCTCGGACATCGAACTGATCACCAGCTTCGGCCGCCGCAATGAGCTGCGCTACCCGATCTGACGAAACTACGTGCCGGCAGTATTGCACCAGCAGCGGATAGGTCTCGGCCCCGAACCAATCGGCCGGCATCCGGTTGACGACTACAGCCCATTCCCGAGACTGCTCTGGCGTCAACTCCGCAGGGGCCCGGGGCCTGCTCGTGCCGGTAACGTCAGTCTCGACGACAGACAGCGCAGCGCTGGAAACTCGACCGGGTTTCACGTTGAACGTTTCACAATGTGAAAACTATGGGCGGGGCACTTTTGAAGAAACGTT